GGTCCGTATGCGCCTCTGATCTTGACTGTTGCCCTTCCGATTGGGGCCGCCGTATTCCTTTCAAGGCGGCAGGAGATGCTCGAACAGAAGGCGGACCAGCCCGTCAGTCAATGAGACGCCCAAAGCTGCACGCCGGGTAGCACCGATTCCACCTTCACCGGCAACGTCAGGATCAAGGGCAGCCTCGACGTTGAAGGCACGGCCACCGTCGACGCACTTCTGACCTGCTTCGGTGGTCTCAGCGGTCGGGGCGCTGCAGCGGGGCAGGGCGCCGCCGTCAGCGGCCCGATCACGCACGTCGACGGCGCGCCGTCTTCGAACGACATCACCCTCTCAAGTCGCCTTGAACTGAGAACTGCCGGAAAGGCTTGATACTGCTAGGTTTTCTGAACTTGTGTGAACTGCTGAAAACTGCGGTCTGGTCCCTCCGACAGGAATCGAAGGGCGCGCGCAACGGCTTGATCTGCTTGGATTTTCGGTCATTCGCCCAGAGCCTATACCGTCGGGTGTACCGCCGCACAGTCTCCCGAGACGAGTTCGAGGGCCGCAGCGCCCAATTTCGCACGGGCTTGGGTGCCTAATTCTGCACAAAAAACCTTCGGTCCGGGTGCGGCCGTTGCCACAACTCTGGCGGGACTTTTGCGCCCTGCGTTCGGTGCACAAAAACGGGCCCGCTTAGCGCGGGGGCGCGGCGGGGTCGTGACGGCGCGCGGAGGGTAGGGGCCCAGCACCGCGCAGCTCCGTGAGAGCGCTATGCTCCGATTTTTCAATAAGAAAGATCGGATCGTGGCGGGCCTCGACGAACAGGGAAGAGCACTTTTGCGCACACTGGTGGAGCACTTTCCGAACGTGCGGCCGGGCGACCCAAGAACGTACCTCGGCTACAAGGAAGCCCATGACCGCCTGCAGCTACAGCAGGTCGGACCTTGGGGGCACAGCCTTCAGAGGCAAGGATTGAAATCCCTAGCCGAGTGGGCGCAATCAACCGGCAAGCCTGGGATCACCGGTCTCGTTGTCGACAAAACAGAGCTGGCTCCGGGTCCGGGATTCTTCGGCTTGTATGGCCGCAAGCCCGACGACTTCGCGTGGTGGCTCGATCAAGTAAATCAATCTCTGGCGTACGACTGGACCCCATTCTTCTCGGGTCTTGATGAGACCGGGGAGGAGGCCACGGGCAAGGGATGGCGCCGCGATGAATTGCGCGCTGCAGTGCAGGCGTACCTTCAGATGCAAAGCGCGCAGCGGCGCGGCGAACCCTTTATCAAGAAAGCCGTCTTCGATCGGCTCGCGGCGGAGTTCGGCCGCAGCTCGGGTTCGTTTGAGTACCGCATGCAGAACATCTCCTACGTTCTGTCGCTGATGGGCAGAAACTGGCTGCCTGGGCTCAAGCCGGCCAAGAATGTCGGCGCGAACATTGCCGTCGAGATCGAAGCGTTGATCGGCGAGATCGAGGGCATTCAGGCTACGCCGGTCGTCGAATTCGAGATCGCCGTTCGGAACAGCCCCGCGGCAAGCGCACCACGACCCCCGGCCGGTGTACTTGAGCCTCGGACCGCTGAAGCGACGGTGACTCAGGTTCTGCGCAACGCGGACGTCAAAGCTTGGGTCATTTCACAGGCAGAGGGAAGATGCGAATGCTGTGGATTCGAGGCGCCTTTCAGTTTTCCCGATGGGCGGCCCTACCTGGAAGTGCACCACATCGTTCGCCTCGCTGACCGTGGGCCGGACACAATCGACAATGCCGTAGCGCTCTGCCCGAACTGCCATCGGGAGCTTCACTACGGGCAGAGGGCGAAAGAGTTGGTCGAGCGCCTTTATGCGGAGCGCACCCGGCTTCGGCGCCCCGGCCAAAGCTCAGACTGAGCCCACCTCGGCGATCAGGCGGTAGTTTCCGAACTTCACGAGTTCCTCGCCCATCCACTCATTCACCTCAGCCAACCGCCGCTGGAGCGGCGCGATCTCGTTGAAGTAGAACGACCGCGCCGCCTTCTCCACATCCCCGAACCCGCCCGCGTTGTTCGGCAGGATCCCCAGCAGCTGCGGCGGCACGCGATGCGCGGCGAGCACGTCGTCGCGCGTGGTGCTCTTGATGTGTGCGAACTCGTCCTTCGCCGCGACCTCGCCGACGGGAATCAGCTTCACGCCGTCCTTGTCGCCGCCTGGCGCGTGCAGGAACAGGTTCTGAAAGTTGCCCACGCCCTTCGACTCGCGCAGCTTCCGACGCAACGTGTCCGCGTCAAGCTCCGAGAGCTTAGGGTCTGTCAGGTACAGGATGAACCCCGCGTGGCTGCCGTTCTTGAAGTACCGCCGGCGGAACACGGTCGCCGCTTCATTGAGCAGCGCGGAATTCAAAGCCGCGAGGTACTCCGGCAGCCCATACACCTCCTGCTCCGTGTCGTACTCGCGAAGCTGGAACACCGACGCGCCGTCGAACTGCTGCTCGTCGATCGCACCCGTCGCCGTCTTCGCCACGAACCAGAAGTCCTCAAGGTTCTCCGCACGCCGCGTGTAGAGCGACGGCATGTGCTCGATCCGCAGCGGCTTGCCGAGCCGGTTGTCGATGCGCCGCAGATACCCGTTCCCGTAGATGAGGAAGTCGAGCGCGTAGGCGCCGAAGGTCGCGCGCGACATGAGCTTCGACGGCTGGAACATCTCCATCAACAGGTTCCGTTTGAAGTAGATCGGCGACGAGTGATGCACCGCCGCGCGGAACGTCTTCGCAAGCTCCGAGAAGCTCACCGGCGGCTCGTACCAGCGTCCGTTGCTCGCGCACGAAAGGTAGTCCAGCAGCCACGCCCGCCGCTCCAGCACCGTCTCCGGCTCGCCGAAAGAAAACACCTCCGGCGTGGTTGCTGTCGTCGCTTCACTCATCAGAAAAACTCCATGACGCTGTTGCGCACGTCGCCTGCCTCGGCCTCCATCGGCTCGGTCGACAGCGCGTGCATGATTGCCCACGCGATGTCCGCGTGGCTCGTCTCTTCCGATCGGCCGGCACGGAAGGTCACGTACTGGCCCGAAGGCGTGAGCACCTTTTTGATGGCCATGAACGCCGCGACCACCTCGCGTTCCTTCGCGTCCATCTTCAAGCGCCCCGCGTTGATCACGCTCTGGGCCTTCAACACCAGGCGCACCTTGCCGTTCAGGTCGTAGCGGATCGCACGCGCGAGCGGGAACCACGGCTTCACGAGCTGATAAACCGCCTCGCCGTAGCCGCCCGTCGTGTCGATTGCGATCTCCTGCACGTTGAAGCGCCGGCACGTCTCGCGGATCGCATCGGCCTGCGTCTGGTACTGCGCGCCGGAGAACTGCATCCGCTCGATGAGCCGGAAGTCGCCACCCGGCACCGCTGGCGGCGCCACGACTGCGAGCGCTGAGTTGTCGCCTGTGAGTGCCGCGTCGAACCCGATCCACACCGGCGTATCCGCCAGCGGCCTTTCGGCGAAGGGACGCAGATCGCGCCACGCTTCCCAGCTATCGACCAGACACCGCTGGAGTGCTGCGAACGGAAACGCCGACTGCGATGCGTCCATGAAGAGACACATCAGCAGGTTGTTGTATTCCTCTTCGCTGTACTCGAGTCGCAACTGCGCGAGGTCGAAAAGATCGCAGCCGCCCGCGAGCGCATCCTCGACGGTCACGATCTGGCGCCACTGGCCGTCCTCGCACAGCCGACCGCCGGCGAGCGTCGCGTGCGAGACATCGAGCTTGATGTGGTCACGCTTCGCACGGCCGCGGTTGAAGAGCTGCCCGGACCAGAACTGAAACGCCTCGTGATCGACGGAGGAGGGCGTCGAGAAGTACGTCTGGCGCCACTGCTTGTGCATCGCCATGCCGCTCGCCACCTTCCTCAGTTCGAGGAAGCGGCCGACCCAGAAGTACTCATCGAAATACAGATTGCCGTGGTACGACTGCGCCGTGCGGCTGCTCGTGCCAAGGAAGTAGAGCTGCGCATCGTTCGGCAGCTTGATGACGTCGCCGCGCAGCGTGACGCCGGTGACGTCCTTGAAGAAGTCGACGATGTACTGCTTGAACACGTGCGCCTGGGCGCGCGAGGCGGAAAGGAAGATCTGATTGCGCCCGGTCTTGAGCGCATCGACGAGCGCCTCACGCGCAAAGAACCACGTCGCCCCAATCTGGCGGCTTTTCAGGATGTCGCGGATCCGGTGCGCGAGCCCGGCCTCGTACCACACGCGCTGATAGTCGAAGATCGAGTCGAGGAACGCCGCTTCGACCTTCGTTGCGACCTCTACCACATCAAACCCGCCCCGGCGCTTCTTCGGTGCCTCGTTGCGCCGTTCGATGTTCGGATTCAGATCGCTCTCGCGCCCGCTCACCGAATACTTGCCCACGCGCGCAAAGCGCTCGATCTGGCGCCCCAGAAAATCCGCACGCTTCAGATCCGCGCCGCTCGGATGCGGCTTCGCGATCAGTGACAGATATTCGGTTTCGATCGTGCGTTCGCACCGCACGATCGGCGCCGTCTCGTCCCACCGATCACGCCGGCGCCACGAATACACCGTGTTCGGTTTCACCGCGAATTCCTCGGCGATCATCGTCACCGTCCAGCCCTGCCAGTACAGCAGCGCCGCGCGCCGGCGCGGATCGAATTCGGGCTTCTTCAGAACGGGTAGCGCAGCGGCGGGCATCGACATGCGCCGCAGTCTGCACGCGCGCCCGCGTGGCTTGCGCCCTATGCCGAACGTGCCGAGCGGCCACACAACAAGCGCGCATTGCGACAGCATCCGCGCCTGCGGTTTGATCGGCACATGCCGAACGCACCGAAGTTCTTTCAGGTCGCAACCGAAGGCCCGACCATCGACGGGCGCCAGATCAAACGCGCCTGGCTCGAAGAAGCCGCCGCGCACTACGACCCGCGTCTGTATGCCGCGCGCATCAACCTTGAGCACCTGACGAGCTACTTCCCCGACTCGACGTTCCGCCAGTACGGCGACGTGCTGGCACTCCGTGCGGAAGAACTCAAGGACGGCCCGCTCAAGGGCCGCATGGCGCTCTTCGCGCAGATTGCCCCGCGCCCCGAGCTCGTCACGATCACCAAGGATCTCGGCCAGAAGCTCTACACCTCGATCGAGGTGTACGAAAACTTCGCCGGCACCGGCCACGCCTACGTCACCGCGATTGCCGTCACCGACACGCCCGCCAGCGTCGGCACGCAGCGCCTCGAATTCAACGCGCAGCGCGGCGGCCTCGTCTCCGCGCTCACCGAAACCGAAAACCCGTTCCTCGCCGCAGCGCCGGCAGACACCAAGGAAGACGCTTACATGAAGAAGGAAGACTTCATCGCCGGCCTCAAGGCCATCTTCGCGCCCGCGGCCGACGACTCGAACACCACCCCCGAGAGCGGTACCGCGCCCTCCGGCGCCACCGAAAGCGTGGCGCCGGAGCTGGAAGCGCTCTCCACCGCGCTCGGCACGCTCAAGGAAGGCCAGGACAAGGCCGCCGCGGACACCCAGGCGGCACTCGCCCGCTTGGAAAAACTCGCCGCCGAACTGGGCGCCGCGGTCGATGCGCAGAAGCAGGCGCACGACGCGCTCGTCGAGAAGCTCGCCAAGGAGCCGGCCACGCCCGAGCGCAAGCCCGCTACCGGTGCGACCAGCGAATTGCCGGACTTCATCTAACCGCGCCCGCCCGCTCGAACCCGCCCAGCATCAGGACACGCCCACAATGAAAAACAGCACGCGCCTCAAGTACAACGCCGTCATGGAGCATCTCGCCGCGCTTAACGGCGTGGCCAGCGCGACGCAGTCCTTCGCGGTCGAACCCACCATCCAGCAGAAGCTCGAAGACCAGATCCGCGAGGAAGCCATCTTCCTCAAGTCGGTGAACCTCTTCGTGGTCGATGAACTCAAGGGCGCCAAGGTTGCGCTCGGCGTCAATCGTCCGATCGCGAGCAACACCAACACGAACATCCCGGGCCGCCGGCGCGAGACGCGCGACGTCGCGAGCCTCACTGGCAGCGACTACGAGTGCCGCAAGAACAACTTCGACACCCGCGTGAAGTACGCGCTGCTCGACCAGTGGGCCAAGTACCCCGACTTCGCCGTGCGCCTGCGCAACCACATCGTGGCGCAACAGGCGCGCGACATTCAGACCATCGCCTTCAATGGCGTGCGCTACTCCGAAGACACCGACCCGGACGTCAACGAGCTCCTCGAAGACGTGAACATCGGCTGGCTGCAGAAGATGCGCGAGGCGGGCGACAAGCACTACGTCGCTGCCACCGAAGTCGGCGGTCCGAAGGAGATCAAGAACGTCGACGCGCTCGTCATGGACACGCTCAACAACATGATCGCGCCGTGGTATCGCAAGGCGCAGGGCCTCGTCATCATCTGCTCGCCGCAGTTCCTGCTCCGGAAGTACTACGACCTCATCAACGTCGAGCAGGCGCCCACCGAACAAGTCGCCGCCAAGGTCATCGCCTCGACCAAGGAAATCGGCGGCCTCATGCCGGTCACGCCGCCGTACTTCCCGGATGACGCGTTCCTCATCACGTCGCTCTCCAACCTCTCGCGCTACACGCAGGCCGGCGGCCGCCGCCGCTACCTGAAAGAGTCGCCCGATATCGACGCCATCGAGAACTTCGAGTCCTCGAACGACGCGTACGAGGTCGAAGACTTCGACGGCGCCGTGTTCGTCGAGAACATCCAGTTCTCCTAAGGCACGCGCACCATGACGACACCCATGCAACGTCACCGCCAGCGCGCCGAAGCCGCCGAGCGCGCCCGGCGCGCGCCGAGCGGTTACGGCGCCGAGCCCACCAGCGGCCACCAGCTCTTGCTCGCCAAGCTCATCGAGGACCGCCGCACGCTCAAGGCGATCAAGTCGATCGAACACAAGATCGAAGCCAAGCGCCGCATGCTCCCCGAGTACGCGGCCTGGTGCGAAGGCGTGCTGCTCGCCGACGCCGGCGGCGCAGACGAGATCGTTACGACCTGCATGGTCTGGTCGATCGACGTCGGCGAGTTCGAGCTGGCGCTGCAGCTAGCCGCCTACTGCCTGCGTCACGGTCTCGCGCTCCCCGAGCACTACCAGCGCGACGTCGCCTCGCTCGTCGTCGAGCAGATCGCCGACGCCGCCAAGGCGGCGCGCGACGCCGGCACGCCGTTCGAACTCGGCGTGCTGCGCCGTGTGGCCGAACTCACCGATGGTCGCGACATCCACGACCCGATCCGCGCGAAGTTGCACAAGGAAACGGGGCTGCTGCTCGAACCCGCGAACCTCGACCAGGCGCTGTGGAACCTCAAGCGCGCCCACAGCCTGAATAGCACCGTCGGCGTCAAGAAAGACATCGAACGCATCGAGCGCGCCATCGCCAAGCGCGCTCCCGACTGAGTCTCCCCGCGAGCCGCGCGGCGGGGCGGGGATGCGCCGGGCGAATGCCCAGTGCGGCAACACCCCGCCCCCCACCGCGCCCACTGAAGGACACGCCCATGAAATACCGCCCCCGCGACTACACCAGCGACACCGACACCGTCTTCGCGATTGAGCGTCTGCAGCACGACGGCCGCTACCTCGCGCTCTTCGACGCTGGCGGCAAGCTTGTGAGCTTCCCCACTGCCAGCGAGCGCGACGCCGAACTCGCGCGCCTCAATGGCGAAACCCCGGCGCCCGACAAGAAGCGCAACGCTAAGGCCACCGCCTGACATGCCCTTCATCGCCGCGCAGCCCGCCCCCGAAGCCGGCGCCGAGGCCGTCATCCGCAACGCCGCGTTCTGGCCGGACATCGAGCCCGCCGCGTGCCGCGAAGCGATGCGGCTCGACGGCACCGTCACGCCGGCGCGGCTGCGCGGCGCACTCGTCGAAGCGATCGCGCACGTCAATGACCAGCTCATGGACTGGCGCCGCGCGCAGATCGCACTCGGCTGCACCGCGCTCGCCGAGGTGCCGGCCGAAACCATCGACGGCGAATCCGTGCAGCTCGCGCGCTACCGCCGCGCCGTTTATTGCGTCGCCGCCGCGAACCTCGCCGAGCGCCTGCGCCACTTCGACGCCACCGGCAAGGCGGCCACCGCCCACACGCAGGAACGCATCGACGCCTCCGCCGAAGACTTCCGCCGCGACGCGCAGTGGGCGATTCGCGACATCCGTGGCGTGCGCCGCGCGCTGATCGATCTCGTATGAGCCGAACCGTGCGTGCCGAACAGAACGACACCCTCGACGCGCTCGTCTTCCGGCATCTGGGCCGCACGGACGGCGGTCTGGTCGAGCAGACGCTCGCCCTCAATCGCGGGCTCGCCGCCGGCGGAATCGTGCTCAGCGAAGGCGCGCCCGTCACGCTCCCGTCCGCTTCCGACGTCGCTCAAGGCGCGGCGCGCAAGACCGTCCAGCTATGGGACTGACCCAATGAGCGAACCCATTTCGACGACGGCCGTCACCGCTGCCGCCACATCGGCCGGCATGCTCACCGCAGCCGGCGTCATCCACTTCCTCAACGGCGAGGCCGGCATCGTGCTCGCCGCGTTCGGCGGCGCCTCCGTCTCCATCCTCAACGCCCACACCGATCCGCTCTGGCGCCGCCTCGTCTGGATGACGATCAGCTTCGTACTCGGCATCACCTTCGCAGAGTTCGCCGCCGCGCTCGTCGCGCACTTCGTCCCGGCGGTCACCGTCCCAGCCAGCCTGGGCGCGGCGCTCGCGGCCGCCACCATCGTCGGCATCCTCAAACTCGCCGCGCGCAGCGCAAACGCACAGCAACCCTTTCAACTGCCATGGAGCAAACGATGACCATCCTCATCTGGATCTGCGCCGCATTCTGCGCGGCCATCGCGGGCCGGCTCATCACCTACCAGCCCCGGCCCACCTCTGCCCGCCGCCCGGGCATGGCGTTCCTCGCCTGGGCCACGGCGCTCGCGGCCATGCTCGTCGTCGTGCGCGTCGCCTCGGGCGACATCACCAGCGTCGACCCCGGCCTCGTCGCGCTGATCGCGGTGCTCTGTTTCGCCGTCTACAGCGCTGACGGCAACATCGCGCGCCTGTGCGACGCGCGTCCGCGCCCGCTCAAGCCCACCGCGCCGCATGGCGACACGGTGCGTTCATGATCACCCTCACGCAATACTGGATGGGCCGCGACCGCGCCTACGCCGCGCAGCTCACCGCCGCCATTCGCGCCGACGCCGAAGAAACCGTCCACCGCGCAAACCTCCTGCTCGCGCGCTTCGCGCTGGCCGTGCCCGGCAACACCGTCGGGCGCGGCGTCTCCTCCGGCTGGCGCCCGCCCGAGGTCAATGCCGCCACGCCGGGTGCCGCGAAGAAGAGCAACCACATGCTCGGCCGCGCCGTCGACCTCACGGACGCAGACGGCGCGCTCGACGTCTGGCTCATGACGCCGCCCGGCCAGACCGCGCTCGCCGACATCGGCCTCTGGCTCGAACACCCGTCGAGCACGCCGCGCTGGTGTCACGTGCAGACCGTGCCGCCCGGTTCCGGCCGCCGGGTCTTCTACCCATGATCGCGCGCGCCCTCACCACCCTGCGCGCGCTCTGGCGTGCCGCGTGCGCTGCGTTCGAACGTCTCTCTGACCCGGTCCACGCGCTGATCTGTCTCGGCGCGTTTCTGCTCGGCGTCACCCTCGGCGTGCGCTACCAGCTGCAACAGAACGAACGCGCCGCAACCCTCGCGGCCGCCGAGCAGGCGCAAGTCGATGCCGCCGCCACGCGCGCCGACGCACAGACCGCCGACCGCATCGTCACCCGCTATGTCGAGCGCGTGCGCACCGTGCGCGAAGCCGCCGCCGTCATCACAAAGGAAGTCCCCGTCTATGTTCCGTCTGACGCTTGCGCTCTGCCTGCTGGCTTCCGCGTGCTCCACGACGCCGCCGCTGCGGGCCGCGTGCCCGATGCCGCCGACCTTACTGATGCAGCCCCCGCCGACGCTCAAACCGTTGCCGCCATCGTCGCCGACAACTACGCCGCCTGCCACGCAATCCGCGAACAGCTCACGGCCCTCCAACAGTTCGAACGCGAGCGCGCCGGCGCCGTAGGAGGCGAGTGATGGACCAATTCGACCGCGCCCAGCAGCTCGACGAAATGCACCGCGACATCGCACTCAGCGAACACCAGCGCCGCACCCGCCCCGGCGCCGCGCTCTCGCACTGCGAAGACTGCGCCGACCCGATCCCGCCCGAACGTGCCGCTCGTGTGCCCGGCGTGCGCCGCTGCATCGACTGCCAGCGCGACCATGAACTCGCGCAGCGCACCGGCGCCCGATGAAGAAGCCCGCGCGCCTGCGCGCCGCACTCACCGCAGCCATGCCCGAACTGGCGGTCGATCCTGACCGCCTGATTCTCTTCGTCACCAACGGGCGCCTGCGCATGCGGCACACGCGTGGCGCTGCCGGTTACGCCTTCGTGTACGACGTCGAAGTGCTCGTGAAGGACTTCGCCGGCGAACCGGGCGAAGTCTTCGCGCATCTCGCCGCATGGCTCGCCACCGAACAGCAGGAACTCATCTCCAACCCGGACAAGCAGGCCGAAGGCCTCAAGTTCGAAGTCGAGTACCTCACCCACGACACGCTCGACATCCTCATCACGCTCGCGCTCACCGAGGACGTCGCCGTCACGGCGGGCGAGGGCGGCCGCCTCGAAGTCGCCTACCTCCCCGA